CCATAGATATATTGCAGGGGGAAGTAATTGCTAAGGGTAAATTATCAGTAGAAACAGACCTTACTGCAAAGAACAATATCTGGGATTATGCAATTATAAATAATGGAGAAGTAACGAGCCTGTTTGACTTATTGAAAAATCATGTAGGTCATAGAATATCAATTTCAGAAATAAAGGATTAATAATGAAGGTACAATGTAACATGGAATACTGTATTTATTGGGCTATGGGAAGTTGCGGTAAGGGTATTTTACGTATTGATGGCGGTGAATGTAAAAGCATGAAAATAAAAGGATTGGATTTTATCAAGGAGGATGATTGTGAAGAAGTTAAAAAAAAGATGGTTTGACAGGTATTTTTGGTTTTGGCAGAGGAAATATGTAAAGGATGTTTACCTTGCGGATATTCCTTATAAAAATTATGCAGACCCGGGGTTTTTTACCAGACCTTGTTCGGGGGAGAACCTTGTCTTGGAGCTTGAGGATGGCAGGAAGTTTTACGATTCTATGCTTATGAGTTATAGCGGTGCATGGGGCAGTATTCCGAATCCCGCTTTTAAGGTCAGGATTAATTACATGATGGCAAAGGCCCGGAAGACAAAAAGAAAGGAGGAAAAAATTTACGATAGATTATTACTTGATATCAGAAAGGAGCATGATGATGGGAAGGGTAAAGTCTAAAGATGTTAAGAAAAAGGTTAAGAGAAGAAAAAGGTGTAAATTATGTGGTAAACTTTTTTCGGAAAGTCATATTCTCAATGATGAGGTTTGTAAGGAACATTCTATCCCGGATGTATTTTATAGTCTCAAGGAAGGAGTCAAGGAATGAATAAAACTAAGATAGAATATGTTGATTATACATGGAATCCGGTAACTGGATGCTTGCATGATTGCTGGTATTGTTATGCCCGGAAAATAAGTAAGAGGTTTCCTGATGTTTTCGGGAATGATTTTAAGCCTGCGTTTCATAAAGACAGGTTGGTCCAGCCTGAAGATACTAAAATACCGGCAAGGATTTTGGTCTGTTCTATGGCAGATTTGTTCGGTTGGTGGGTTCCTGATACATGGATAAGAAAGGTTATTGAAGTTGTTGAAAAAACACCATGGCATACATTTTTGTTTTTGACCAAAAATCCTATAAGGTATTTGAACTTTGAATTCCCTGATAATTGCTGGCTTGGAACTACTGTTACTGGCAAAGAGCCTGTTGATTTACAGGATTATAGGATTCTTACCCTTGCTCTTTTGGATAATATTAAATTTGTCAGCATCGAACCCTTATTGGGGGAGCCACCTGAGGTTGTTGATGTGGACTGGATAATAGTAGGGGGTCTTACTGGCCATAAGTATAGTTACGATTCAAAATGGGTTGAAGATATTATTGATGGTTGTCAGGATATGGAGATACCTTTATTTATAAAGGACAATCTTAAATGGAAGGATAAGATACAGGAGTTTCCTAAATTTGAGGTTGGGTAAATTGGTTTTTGTGGTTTTATACCTGAGTCGTGTTATAGCGTCTCATATCGTAATATAATGAGTATTAAGGAGGTTATGGTGCTGAAGAAGAAACAACAACTTACTCAGGAAGAATGGGTCAGGTCTTTTAAGAATGCCGAGTCTGATATTTCAAGAGAGGAAGCGGAACAGGCGGTCAATGAGAAGGTTGCTGAAATCAAGCGGTATTGTTCTGGTATGAGGGTTGGTTATTGTTGGTCTGGTGGTAAGGATTCGATTGTTCTGGGTTATATTATGGAGAAGGCAGGTTTTAAGGATTGCATGCTGGCAGTTTGCAATCTTGAATATCCGGCTTTTATCAGGTGGGTACAGAGGAATAAACCTGAGGGGCTTGAGGTTATAAATACCGGGCAGAACCTTGAATGGCTGGCCAAACATCCCGACTTGCTCTTTCCGAAAAGTTCTGAAGGCCGGGCAAGGTGGTTTAATATTGTTCAGCATAGGGCACAGAAGAAATGGTTTTTTAAAGGTGGCTTTAATGTCATAACGCTTGGCAGGAGGCTCATGGATGGAAATTATGTCGGTAAAAATTTTGTCTATGAGGATAAATCAGGTGTGGTGAGGTATAGCCCTATTGCAGACTTGTCTCATGAAATGATTTTTGCAATTATAAAGTATAACAAATTGCCCTTACCGCCAATATATAAATGGAAGGAGGGTTTTACTATCGGTACAGGGCCGTGGCCGTCAAGGCCACTTTCCGGGAGCATAAATAATACATGGAAGGAGGTTTATGATATTGACCCTGAGGTTGTTCGGGGCTCGGAAAGTTACTTTCAGTCTGCAAGGGATTTTCTTATATCCTTGTCAGGGTAGCAGAATGCCCTTAAATGTGCCTGTATTGCCGTTTAACGGCTTTTGGGTACAATCTTAAGGGTTTATACCATGTCCTTGTCTTAAGGGCTTAAATTGGAAATTTTGTAATAGTGAAAGGAGCGATTATCATGAACGTTATTGAGGGTAATATTGATACCCGGGAAGTTTTCTTGGATGGGAAGTTGATTAATCCCAAAAAAAGCAGGAGGGTCTACAATCATAGTCCTGATGGTTTTATGTGGGGCTATGGTGGAAGTGGGCCGGCTCAGCTTGCTCTTGCTGTCCTTTTGGAGGTAAGCGATGTCAAGACGGCACTTGCTTTTTATCAGGATTTTAAATGGGAGGTAATTTCTAAGATACCTATGGAAACTTTCAGACAGGAAATAGATATTAAGCAATGGATTAAAAATAAGCGTGAAGCTTTATAGCAGAAGTATTAAAATGTAATTATCAATAATTTTGGAAGGAGAAAATCATGGCTAAAAAAGATGGTAATGATGTTGCTGTTAAAATCAGGAAAAACGGCAAGATGATGACTGTTTCAGATTTCCTGAATGATATGAAACCGCAGATAAAAAATGCACTCCCTACGCACCTGAAGCCGGAAAGGTTTTTCAGGATTGCACTTACCCTGTGGAATAATCCTGCCAATGATAAGCTCCGGGCTTGTGAGCCTATGAGCTTTATTGCGGCACTTATGACAGGGTTACAGCTCGGGCTTGAACCGAATACTCCTTTGGGTCAGGCATATCTTATTCCTTACGGTGGATATGTTCAGTTTCAGCTTGGCTATCGGGGAATGCTCGCACTTGCTTACAGGACTAATGAGTATGAGGCTATTTATGCGGAATCGGTATACCCGGATGATGATTTTTCTTATGAGCTTGGACTTAATAAGAAACTTATCCATAGGCCGTCCGATGACCCTGAAGGCGAGCCTAAGGGTTACTATGCTGTTTACAGGCTTAAAAATGGTGGGTATGACTTTACCTATTGGTCTCGAATGAGGGTAGAAAGGCATATGAAGAAGTATTCCAAAAGCTATAAAAGCAATGATAGTGCATGGGTAACAGCCTTTGATGCTATGGCTAAAAAGACAGTCCTTAAGCAGTTGCTAAAGACAGCTCCCCTTTCGGTTGAACTTGTGGAGCAGTTTTCTCATGATTATGCTATTAGGAACAGGCTTTCCGATGATATGGCAGATGTCCCGGCTCTTGGAGATGTTGTTAAAGATGTTGAAGCAACCGGGCTTAATATTGAGGCTGAGGCGGAAGAATCGGGAGAACCTGAAGATGGCGGCAATCATGAAAAAGCTAAGGAAAAGATTGGCAAGGTTTTTGGTAAGGATAAGGCCAAAAAGAATGATGGTAAAAAAGAGGAAAATGATGAGCCTGAAATTCCTGAGGAAGATTTTGATGATTTTGAACAGGAATATGATGATGGTAAATTGCTTTGATTTGTAAAACTTGTAGTGCAGGGTGGTAAAAAGCCCTGCATTATTATTTAAAGGAGTGAAATTTATGGCAAGGCCGGGAAAGCTTGGACTGGATTATTTCCCCCTTGATACTGACATTGAGCAGGATGATAAGATAGCACTCATTGAGGCAAAATATGGTATTACAGGTTTTGGTATTGTCCTTAAGCTTTTGATAAAGATTTACAGGAATGGATATTTTTATAACTGGAATAGTGAAGCAAGACTGCTTTTTTCAAGCAGGGTAAATGTTGAGGAAGAAGTCATCAGGGCGATTGTCGAAGATGCGGTTTCATGGCAGATATTTGACAGACAAAAATATGATAAGTATAAAATCCTTACTTCTGCAGGAATACAAAAAAGGTATATTGCGGCGGTAACAAAAAGGAAAAAGATAGAGATGATAAAGGATTATATTTGTGTTGATGATATAGAGGCCGGCAACTTGAAGTTTAAAAGTCTTGGTTCTAAGGGAAGTGGCAGGAAGAAAAAGAAAGCTGACAAAAAGGATAAGTTAAAATATCTTGACCATGTTTATCTTCTTGAGGAAGAATACCATAAGCTTATAGAAAGGCTTACGAAAACCGGGGCTGACAAGATGATTGAAAGGCTTAACGGTTATATATGGCAGATTGGAGTGAAGAAGGCCAATGCTAAATATTCAAGCCATTATCATACCATACTCAACTGGGTCAGGATGGATAAGGAAAAGAAGGAAAGCTCGGGGGATGTAAGGCCAAAATTTAAAGCGGAAAGGAAGTTGGATGATGATAAGTACACAGAGGCAGAACGAAAATTCTTTAGTTAAAACCTGTCCCTATTGTGGTAAGGAATACAGGAGGGAGGAGATTAAATTTCTTGATAATGTCAGGGTTATGTATGTTGCAACTTGTAACTGTGAGGAAAATATTAAAAGAAAAAAATACCTTAAAAAGAAGGGCTTGGAGCTCAGGAAGAAAATAAGGTATATAAAGGATTGCGGTATTGGTAAAAGATTTAAGGATAAGAATTTTGGTAACTACGAAAAAGAGGATAATTATAAGGCTTGGAGCATCTGTCTGGACTATGCCCGGAATTTTATAGAGAATATGGAAAACGGCCGGGGGCTCTTCCTTTACGGCTCTGTCGGTACTGGGAAAACACACCTTGCTGTTTCTATAATTGACTATATTGCAAGGATGTATAAGAGGCAGATTGTGCCTGAGATTATCTTTACCACTTCTATCAATATGCTTACCAATATCAAGAATGGCTATGATGATAACAGGGCTGGTGATATTTGTGGGTATTATGAGGATTCAGACCTTTTGGTCGTTGATGATTTGGGTTCTGAAAAGGTTACTGATTGGGTAAATGAGCTATTTTACAGGATTATTGATAACAGGTATACCGGGCTTAAACCTGTCATCATAACTACCAATTATAGCATTCGGGAGCTTAAGGATAAGCTTTCTGAAAGGTTTGTATCAAGGGTTTTTGAGATGTGCCGGGGCTTGAGGTTTGAAGGTGATGATTATAGGATAAAGGGGAGAGGTTGACAAATGTTTGCGATTGTGGTTTTAATAGTATCCAAATGGAATATGAATATCACTTTAAAATTGAAGGAAACCCCGTATCATCGAAGAATGAATATGGTTCGGCTTTTAACAAAAAGGGTACACCGTTCCTGTATACCCGGAAGGATATAAAGACTTATAACAGGAAGGCAAAGTTTCAACTTGAAGCACAAAAGCATAAATATATAGATAGGCTACCTTTAAGCGACAAGCTATGGGTAGCCTTTTTATTTTACCCTGAAAATTATAGGAGAGATTTCCTTAATTTGCTTTCAGCTCCGGCAGACCTTTTGCAGAAAAGCGGTATCATAACCAATGATAGGAACATAAGGCTTATTGATGGTTCGAAGATAGTGGAGCTTGATAAGGAGAATCCGAGAACTGAGATTATTATTAAGTTATTGCCTGAAACCTGAACGTAAAAAAAGAAAGGGCTATTAAAATAATGACTGGAAAAACATATCAATTACCACCGCTGGAAAAGATATGTCCTGCCTGTGGGGGCAGTCTTGTTGCTTTCATGTCGGTTCAGGGGATTTATAATTACAGGTGCATTGATTGTGGATATGAGGAAATAAATACAAGGGAGTGCGAGCATGAAAAAAACAGATGATGTAAGAATTGCAGAGTTTGATATTGTTGATGTGAGTAGCTTGAAGCCATCTCCGTATAACCCCCGGAAGAAGCTTACTTCTATTGATGTTGAGTACAATGAGATTAAGGAATCATTGAAGAATTTTGGCATGGCAGAATGTATTGTCATAAACAAAAGGACAGGCTGGGTAGTTGGAGGGGAACAGCGTATCAATGTGATGAAGGAGCTCCGGGTAGATAAGTGTCCTGCTATGATTGTAGACCTTGATGAAGGTGACGAAAAAGAGCTTAATCTTGCCCTTAATGAAGTGAAGGGAAGATATAATCCTGCCAAACTTAAAGGAATCCTTGATTCTATTATGGAGAAGAAAAAGAAGATGCCTATTGGTTTTGATACTAAGAAGTTTGAGGATATGATGAAACAGCTTGGCTATTCCGATAAGTCTGATGATACCAGAAAGAAAATGAGGGCCGTTGAGGAAGAATCGGGATTTGGCACGCGTGATGATAAGCTTGTGCTGACTTTCCGGTTAAGGAAAAATGATAGGGATTTGGTTGTTAAGGCTCTGAGGAAGGTTAAGAATGATTATGAACTTTTTGACCTTAATGAAGCACTTGAAAAGATAACGGAACAGGGGAGGAAGTAATGAATGATGTTGCTATGTGGGAATATAAGGTAATGCCTGTTAAGGATATTGAGGTTTCTCCATATAATCCCAGAATTAAATTAAAGCCTGAAGATAAGGAATATCAGGATATCCGGGAGTCGCTTGTAAACTTTGGCTTATCCCAATGTCTTGTTGTCAATAAGCGTACTGGCTGGCTTGTCGGTGGAGAGCAGAGGCTCAAGATATTGAAGGATATGGGGCAGAAGGAAATACCTGTTATGGTGGTGGACTTGAGTGAAGATGAGGAAAAGGAACTTAACCTGGCATTGAATGAGGTTAAGGGAAGGTATGATACTGTTAAGCTTAAGACTATGCTTAATGATATCAGGAGAAGGAAGGGCCGTTTGCCTGTGGGTTTTGATGATACGAAATATAATTCGGTCATGCAGGAATTCAAGAATACCAAAAAGGCTGACTTCCTTGATGATGTAATAGACGAGAGTCATGAAGAGGCTCAAAGAGAATCTGCTGAGCTTATGCAGGAACTTGAAAATAGCACTAATTTTGACCTGAGCGAAGAATACGTGGTTTTATCCTTTACGTTATCTCCTGACGTCAGAGAACGTATTGTGAGCAGTCTGAAGACTATTCAGGAAAAGTATTCCCTTGCTAATCAGGTTGAGGCTATGGTTCATATCAGCAAAATATATCTTTCATAGGATTATGGTTCAGGGTAAGAAAAAAATATTTAAAAGATTTGTTATCAGGATTAAGGCTGATGAGAAAATACATAAAGAAGTTTACAGTAAGATTAAAGAGCTTGCGGATAATATCATTGATGGATATGGTGAGGCTGAGTTTGTGGAATGCTTTATCCAGATATATCCTGAAGACCGGGAACTTGACCGGAAATTTGTCCTTGGTTCAATCAAGGTTCAAGACAGGGATGCAGGTCTCTACAAAGAAGATAAACAGCTATAATGGTAACAACAAAAAGAAAAAGACTGACTGGCTGTTTAATGTTTTGGGCTTCGCTATTGCGATTCTACTGTGGGAATTCGTTTCTAAGGGTTTAGGGTCTGTCTACTTTCCCGAGGCTTCTAAGGTGGCCTGTAATACGTTTCAGCTTATTTTGACTGGTAATTATTGGGGGCATATCCTGTCCAGCATGCAGATTGTTGTTATAGGGTTTTTTGTAGCAGTTGTTTTTGGTTTTATTGTAGGGATAACCATATCGTTAAGTAGGGTATTGAGGCTTTTGGCAATGCCTATAGTGGATTCGGTCAGGGGCATTTCAGCATTGTCCATGTTTCCTTTGATAATAATAATTCTGGGGCTTGGGATAGAGTCAAGGATTCTTGTTATATTCTGGACAGCTTGGCCTGCGGTTGCACTCTCTACTATCAATGGGCTTGCTAATGTCAATAAGGATATAGTGGAGGCGGGTCAGTTGTTTGGCATGAATAACTTTCAGGTATTATTTTATCTCAAGATACCCCTTGCATCTCAGGAACTCATGACAGGTGCAAGGATTGGGCTTTCCGGGGGTTGGATATCCCTTGTTGCAGCCGAGATGCTGGGTAGCAGTAGAGGACTTGGCTATTTCGTTTTGCAGTCTGCTAATACTTTCCATTATCCTGATATTTATTCTACAATAATTGTTATTGCAGTATTGGGGCTTGGCATGAATATCGGCATGTCTAAGCTTCAGCGTTCGATTAAAAAAAAGATAAGTTAGGAGGAAGAGATGAAGAGGTTGATTGTATTGATTATGGTCATAGCCTTTATTCTTTCAGTTTCTTTTATTTCCTGCAAGGAAAAAGAGGCTGAGGAATTGCCTGTAGTAAAGTATGTGCATTTTAAGGTATATGACCCTGTGTATGTAGGTATTGAGAAAGGGTTTTTTATCAGGGAAGGTGTCAGGGTAGAACTTCAAGAGACCATAGCGGCAGGGCCGAATGGGATTCAGGTCGTTGCAAGCGGTAGTGCTGATAGTGCCCTGTCGTCTATTGCCGGAATATCTAATTCAGTTGCCGGGG